ATTGACATCGCAGCACACAACAAGGGCCTTGATCTTCGCGCTCTGAACCAGGCGGTTCAAATGCTAATCGATCGGATCGTCTTCCTACGTATTGCCGAGGATCGAGGGATCGAAAAGTATGGCCGCCTTCAGGGTGCGGCATCGAAGGCGAACATTTACAAAAAGCTCGTTGCAAACTTCCTTGATGCCGACAAGCGTTATAACTCCGGGTTGTTTCATCTCCTCCCCCAGGATTCAGAAGACAGCGACTTTGATGGTCTTGCACAAAAGCTTAAGATCTCAGACTCAGTCTTGAAGCCATTGATCGACGGCCTCTATTATCCCGACAGCCCGTATGAATTCTCAGAATTACCCGCCGACGTTCTCGGACAGGTCTATGAACGGTTCCTCGGTAAGGTCATCACACTCAAGGATGGCGTTCCTGAGATTGAACTTAAACCAGAGGTGAAGAAGGCGGGCGGCGTTTACTACACGCCGTCATACATTGTCCGCTACCTTGTTGACGCAACTGTCGGTGCAGACTTAGAGAACTCAAGCGTTGCTGAGATATCGGGGAGAGGCAAGCGCACGTCAGCACCATACCGTGTGGTCGATCCCGCATGCGGATCAGGATCTTTCTTGATCGAAGTATATCAGAAGCTCTTGGACTGGTATCTAGAAAGATATGTCAGCGCCGAAAAGACTTACTCAAAGGGGAAAGACGCCACCATCTTTAGAGGTGAGAAAGGATGGAGGCTCAGGATAGCCGAGCGTAAGCGAATCTTGATTGATCACGTATACGGCGTCGACATCGATCCGCAGGCAGTTGAGGTGACAAAGCTGTCCTTACTCCTCAAAGTGCTTGAAGGCGAAAACTCGGATGAACTTGCAAGGCAAATGGACCTCTTCAAGGATCGGGTTCTGCCGGATCTTGCAAAAAACATTCAGTGCGGGAACTCGCTGATCGGCGAAGAGTATGAGAAGCTATATCCGGCAGACATGCTCGATCTTGATGTTCGCTACTCCATCAACACGTTCGACTGGCAAAAGCGATTTGCGGAAGTCTTCGAGTCTGGCGGCGGCTTCGACGCAGTTGTCGGCAACCCACCCTACTTCGGCATAGATAAAACATGGGGTGCAGGAGATCACAAGACTAGCGCACTTAAGGCACTCTATCCGAAAATTCACACTGACAAAACTGACATCTACTACTACTTCCTCGCGAAGGGCGTAGACATCTCGCAGGGTAGCGTGGGGTTCATCGTTTCACGAGCATTTTTGGAGGCGGTCAAGGCCGAGAAGACCAGAGGTTACGTATCTGGTAACACCGGCATCATAGAAGTGATCGACTTCCAGAACTTTCTTGTGTTCGAAGGCGTTAACATCACAACCGCAATAGTGATCTTGTCGAAGCGAAAGCGTCCGAAACAGACGAGAGTTGTGCAGGTGCGTGACGATATCGCCATCTCTGATAGAACCGAGGCATTCCTGACCAAAAGCGAGAAGCCGTCTCGATTTCTAGTGCCCCGAACAAGCCTCACTGCGGCTGCCTGGAGATTATCAAATACTGATAAAGCCGCCCTTTATGCGCGGATCGACAAAGCCGGCGAGCCATTATCTCGTCTATGTAAGCTGGGCCAAGGTATGCAGACCGGCCTAAACAAGGTCTTCGGCAAGAAGGATGCAGCCAGCATCAAGGCCATGGGCGCAAAGCCAAAGCAGGTGCGTCGACGGGCACGGAATGTCGACATACAGCGGTATCATATCCTACCTAGAGATGAACATCTGCTTTATCTCGAGAATGAACCCTCTTTTGAGTCCCTGCCATCTGGCGTGAAGCGATATCTTGAGAGTGAACGAAGTGGCCTTGAAAAACGCGCAGCTTATAAGCGTGGGAACTGCGAGTGGTGGCGCTATACTTGGCCTTTGCAGAAGGACCTCTATCAGAGGCCTCGTATCGTTTGTCCCTACCTAGCTACATCAAACCGCTTCGCTATCGACATGGACTTTAGTTATATAGGACTAACTGACACAACGGTCATATTTCCAAGCGGGCATAAAGAAGACATCAAATACATATGCGCGCTACTCAACTCCCAGTTGCTCGATTTTCGCTTCCAGGGCATAGGCAAGCTGAAACGTGTCGGTATTCGCGAGTATTTCGACAATTCCGTCAGCCAATTACCTATCCGGAGAATCAACTGGAGCAGCACGGACGATGTTGAAGCTCACGACAGGCTCGTGGAACTCTACGATGATCTCCACTCTACTCATCTTGCGCTCACTCGTCCGCTCGCAGCCACTGTTGCGCGAGATCTAAAAAAGAAAGCTATCGAGGATGAAGATGAGGTTAATGAACTCGTCTTCAAGCTTTATGGGTTCGCCGCTCATGAGATCGTCGATGTCGATAAGTCTTTTTAGAAGGGAATGTCATCATCAAGATCGTCACCAAAACCAATGCTTGAAACTGCCGTGATGGCCTTGGGCAATGCAGAGGCGGGTAGCCGTGTGTTGGATGAAATGAACAAGTTCAAGATGTCGTTGCGATCCATGAACATCACTCGGCTGCGCTGCTGCGGCGCTAGGTTCCTTGCAAGCCACATCTGTGCAGACTTGGTGATCTTACCTCCGGCGACAATGAAGGCATGATCGACAAGCCGAGTGCTATTGAACTCAGCGTCCCAGACGGGACTGTCGAGCATCATCAGAACTTGGTTATGGATGACTGCAATGTTCGTGTTTGGTCCATCGCGCTTTGTGGAATCCGCACTAGCATCTAGCTTTCCCTTCTTCACCTGAAGACCGAAGTAGAGCATGTGCTGACTTGGAAGCATGAACCGCATCCAGACATCCTTGCCATGTTCAAGGTTCTTGTCCTCATGACCTACAGCGGTGATGCGATGGTAGCCTAGTTGCCGATAGAGCGGCAGCAAAACCTCCTCAATCAACTCATCCTCAGAACAGGTGTCCAGATAGCTGGACAACTGCTCGCGTCGAGTGATCTCTTCCTTCGTGAATGGCTTGTGCGGATCGGGCTTCGTAGAAATCGTCTGAGAGCCAAGATGCTTGAAGTAGAGGTCACCGTCGTCCCCATAGAACGCCTCGAAACCTTCTCGCTTCAGGGGCACGTTGAGCGCTAGCATGGCAAGGGAGCGATCAGGATCGCCGGGCTCGGCCTCCTCTTTGTTCATGAGCCCGCGGAGCAAAGCAACGAGGTCGTCCGGCAACTCGTTCGGACGATTAGCTGAGCCCTCAAGCATCTCCGCTACTTTCTCACCGGCCCAGACTGGTCGCCATTCGCCCTGGTGCTTGAAGGGAAGACCAGCCTCTTCGAACAACTCTGTGATGTAATAGCTGGAGCGTCGGCGGAAGTGGTCGCTGTCACCAACGATCATGCCCCCAAGCTCACGAATGCTACGTTTACTAAACTTCATGTCCGCTCCAGTCGCCAAGGACTTCACGCTTAAATACCAACATGGTCACCAATTCCAGTAGCCTACAGGCTGAAAGCCTCCCCGCAAAGCATACCCAGACCCTCATGGCTGAGCTTGTCCCCACTGTTGTGAGTATTGCAGCGGAAGCCACCAAGAACCGGCCCGGTCAGCCCACGAAGCGCACAGACGCCATCATAGAGGCGATCTGCACACGGTTGGAATGCGGCGAGGCTCTGGTGATGATCTGCAATGACCCCGCTATGCCCGGATATCAGACCGTCATGACGTGGCAGCGCAACGATCCCGATTTGAAAGCCCGCTTCAACGAAGCTCGCGAGGAAGGCACCTACGTGCTCGACGACATCGCTGAACTGATCGCTCGCAAGCATCCGGACTTTGCGACCGGCGACTTCCGCTATGATGACATGCTTGTTGGCGTCCTGGCGCAGCGCAAGCGATACGCGAACAGGAAGCGGTTCGGTGACAAGGTGCAGATCGAGCACCAGATGGCGCAGCCCGTAATCCTCGATCTGGGCACCATCGAGGGTGAAGGCGGCGACGGCGTGTGAGGCCGTCGCACTAGGGTTTACCTGCGCGCGACTACCTGGGCAGCGTCGCAATAGGCTCTTGCTCTCTGGGCCATACGACACAATCGCATGAGGGTCTTAGAGGAGACCGCAACATGCTTGTCGGCTACGCCCGTGTTTCTACTTCCGATCAGAGCCTGGACATACAACGCGACGCCTTGCGCGCGGCAGGCTGCGAAAAGGTCTTTGCCGAGAAGCAGAGCGGCACCAGCGCCGACCGCCCTCAACTCCTGGCTGCGCTAGAGTTCGTTCGCGAGGGTGACGTGCTGCTCGTGACGCGGCTCGATCGCTTTGCCCGGTCGAGCGTCGACCTCCACAACATGGTAAAGCGGCTTGCCGACAAACAGGTAGGCTTTCGGTGCGTCGAGCAAGGCGGCATCGACACGACGACCATCCATGGCGAGCTGATGCTCGGTGTCCTGGGGTCGGTGGCGCAGTTCGAGACTAGGCTGCGCGCAGAGCGTCAGCGAGAGGGTATCAACGCCGCTAAGCGTCGTGGCGCATACAAGGGCGCAAAGGCCCGCATAGACCCTCACAGGGTAAAGCAGATGCTATCCGAGGGCATGGGGCCGGCAGAGGTGGCGCGGCTACTCGGATGCAACCGTGCCTCGGTCTACCGCCTAGCAGGCTGAGCGTGGTGGAGGGGTATATACCCCATGTGGTCACAGGGGTCGGGTGCTGCTGCTTAAATCTATTTTCGCTATCGCAGAACCTGGTGCCCGGCTGGGTATAATGGCCGCCCCCAAAGATCCTACCTTGGCGATGAACTCGATGAGGGCGGCAACCCTGTTATGCGGCTTGCTTCTTCCCTAGCGCTTTTGCCACGGGACGGATGATCCGCTTCTTTGCTGGCTTCTTCTCTTCCTCCTCGTCATCATCCGTAGGAACGATAAGCGAGCCGTCAGTGTCGTCGATGTCGTCGAGATCGAAAGCGCCAATCTCGTTCGTGCGGATGACCAGCGCCCGATACTTGTCTTCGGGCACGTCGCCCTTGAGGTAGGCCCGCTTGATCACATGGTAGGGGTTGAAGAAGACCGCATAGGACATGTCGCCTAGGGGTCCTGACTTGAGGTCGATGAAACCGAGCGCAGCTAATCGATTGACGCGATCCCTCCATGTGCGAACGGCGCGCTGACCAGTGAAGCCAGCATAAAACGCCATCTCCTCTGGCCGGTTGAGCGTCAGGAACAGCTCGTCGTAGAGCCGACACCACATTTCGAGGTATGTTTGGCCTACAGGGAATCCCTTGTCCGACAAGCCATCCATGATGTTCATGATCAACGGCATCGCACGCGGTATTGTAGAGAAACCGTCGCGTTCGGTGCGATCCCAGAGCATCAGATTGGTAATATCGGGCCAAATCTTCGCCCGCGCCTCCAGCTGCCGCTTTAGAATGCTTCGTGTCTTGGCCATCGTTGTATTCCTTTAAAGGTGGGCCGGCTTTGGACACCGGCCCATTGCAGATCGAAACTGGCTGTGGACGCCAGCTTCGTATATGTGCGGGGGACGAGTTTGGACCCCTCCCCCTTCGCTTCGCCGCCGCGCCCCGTCACCGCTGACCGGAACGCTGTCGTGATCGATCCCAGGTTGGAAGCTGGGCCAAACGGGGACTAACGATGGACAGCTTATTCCACAACTCGCCGGAAATCTCAACTGCATTCGGCAACCATTTACGCCCTGACTTGCCATCACAAAGGCCTGCATAGCACTTCGACTACGTTGAGATATGCCGTCTCAGATGTTGAGTTGGCATATTTTGGACGCCGGATCGACGTAAGTCACTGTTTAGACCCACAGATCATTGTATTTTACGGTGATGCAGTGGAGCGGTGACGCGGTGGAGACGTGATGCGGTGGAGCGGTGGGTGGGTTTGCTAAGGGTGCATATACCCTCCTCGCACTACTCGGCCATGGGATTTCTCCCCGCCGCACATGTGCTCGCGGCAAGTAACCGCCAGACCGCCGGATAGCCGCTTCGCTTAAATAGCGAATGCAGGGGAAGACAGCACACGGCATCCGACACGATACGAGCAAGCGCAACCGCGATCAGGTAGCCGCGCATAAACTGGTCACGACAGCTGGGCTCAAGTTCTTTTTGAACTATGGCGGCTCGGGCGGCGGCAAGAGCTTCTTCTGGCAGGATGTTATCATTGAGCGCGCCAACCGCGCACCAGGTTCGCGACATGCCATTTTCCGACTAACTCGCAACTCTTGCGAGAAGACCCTCTTCGACAAGACCCTACATGAGGTCTTGGATAAAGCATGGCCGGGGCTCAAGGATCAGCCAGGCTTCGAGATCGCCCAGTCTACCATGACGGTTACGCTGCCCAACGGTAGCAAGATCTTCTTCGATGGCTTGGACGAGAACCGTATGACGAAGGTTCTTGGTGACGAGTTCAACACCATCTGGATCAACGAGTGCAACGAGGACGGTCTGTCCTACCAGCAAGTATCTACCCTGCTCTCTCGTCTACGTGCTCGCACCGAAACCATCGACGGCAAGGTGCTCACGAACAAGATGTTCTTCGACTGCAACCCGCGCTTCTACAGCGATTGGGAATACAAGGCGTTCATCCAGAAGATCAATCCTGAGGATGGCGATGCACTCCACAACGCGAATCAGTGGACCGCGTTCAAGATGGAGCCGGATGCCAACAAAGAGAACCTGCACGAAGACTACATTGACAGCCTCATGGCCGGTTCTGCTTCTTCAAGGCGCAGGTATGTCCTTGGTGAATGGTCGGACGAGAACAACAATGCGCTGTTCACGGAGGCGATGTTCCGAGATCACCGCGAACCGCTCCCCAAAGAGCACGACACGCCCGAGCGCATCCGCACTTACCTCTTCGAAGAACGCGGCATCAATCTCGTCCGCACCACCATCGCCGTTGACCCAGCGAAGACCCACGATGCCAAGAGCGATCTCACGGGCATCACCGTGCAGTCACTTGCCGATGACGGTCATGTCTACGTTCTTGCCGACTACAGCGAGAAAGCGTCTCCGGTAAGCATCTGCGAGACCATCAGGGATGCCTATCATGCTTGGGGTGCCCAGCGCATCGTCGTGGAGAGCAATGCCGCAGGAACCTGGCTCGACAGCACGCTCCAGCTGGTCTGGCCGAACGCCCCCGCGCTCAAGAATATCGCGGCTACCAAGCAAACCGGCAACAAGACCGAACGCGCGGAGCCGGTGGCAGCTCAGTATGAACGTGGGATCGTCCACCATGTTGGCACGCACAAGGAGCTAGAAGCCCAGATGGCCGATTGGGGGAGCCCTACCAGTCGTCGCAAGTCACCTGACCGCATGGATGCTCTTTGCTGGGGTGTAACCGAACTATTGGACCTGGCGAACGAGAAAAAGCTGCCCGCAGGCATGTGGACCGTGCGCGCACCGAACCTCTGGTAAGCAAGTCGCCCCTCCCCTCCGCTTAAATAGTGGAACGTGAAGCGGGAGACGCCATGAAGATCAACGAACCAACTCCAGAGATGGCCGCATGGCACGCACGGGCTCGCCTAGTTCGCGATGTGACTGCTGGAGAACACCAGATTAAGCTTGGACGAGAAGAATACCTTCCTCGCTTCCGCGCCAAACAGTCTGACGAGGAATACGACCGCTTCCTAAAGAGCACTTCGTTCTTCCCGGCTACCGCTCGCACGGCGCAAGGTCGTCGCGGTCTTATGTTCGCCAGGAACGTGGTACTGAATGGCACTGCCCTTGATCCAATCAAGAACGTCCTGACCCCACATGGCGACGACTGGCGCAGTGTCGCAGAGCACATCGTCTACGACACGTTCCAGACCAACTACACCGGCCTTCTCGTCGATCACCCTGCCGCACCTGATGGCGTCGAGTTGAACGCCGACAATGCGCTCATGGAGGGCTTCCGTCCCTTCCTGCACGTCTTCCGCCTTGAGTGCATCTTGGAAGCTACGCGCGGCCTGGTCCGCAATCAGCAGAAGTTCGTTCGCATCCGCATCTTGGAAAGCGAAGATCGCGTCCTCGAATTGCTCCTGCTTAACGGCACCTACGTTCAGCGCGTCCACAAGCGCGAGGGTGGCCAGTGGAAGGTCGAGCAGCGCACTCCTGGCAAGGATGGCCAGCCGCTAACCGAGATCCCCTTTGAGATCGTCAGCGACAACAAAGCTGCCCTGCCCCAGCCTAGCGTCCTCGAAGACGTGGCCCGCCTGAACATCGCCCACTACATCGCCCAGGGTCGCATCAACGCCCTGCAGGTGTTCGGCTCCGGCCTCGTCCCGATCCTCAAGGGCGTTCAACCGGAGAAGCGCATCGTTGACGGCCAGGAAACGCTTATCGCGCCCGAGCTACAGTTCGGCTCCAACGGCCAATACCTCCTGCTCCCCAATCCCGAGAGTGACTTCGGCTTCCTCGAACCTCGCGGCTACATGGCGGCCGATCTGCGTCAGTCCAAGAAGGACTTGGAAGATCAGATGGCCGCGTGCGCCAGCCGCATGTTGGAACCGCCTGCCGTCGCACCTGAGGCTCCCGAGAACTCCGCTCGACGCAGCCAGGCCGAAGACAGCACCAACGCCAGCCTGGCGCAAACCTATGCTGCTCGCATCAGCCGCGCGTTCAGCCGCATGGCATGGTGGATGACCCCCGGCGATGCCGCGTTCACTGGCGAAGAGGTCACGCTGACGCTCAACACGGATTACAAGACGCGCGGCATGACCGCCCAGGACCGCACCGTCGCAATGGCCGAGCTACAGGCCGGTATCCGCAGCTGGGAAGATTGGTTCTACGAGCGCCGCGATGCTGGTCTCGTGAACTCCAGCCTCACTCCTGAGGAGGAGAAAGCCCGCATTGAAGCCGATAACGTGGATAGGCCCACCGTCGAGACGCTGTGATGCCCAGCGTCAACGAAGCTCTCCGCGATCGGGCGATTGAGCACGCCATTCTGATCCAGCGATACGGCACCGGCCTGGCTGACAAGATCGTCCGCCTCCTCAACACCGCCGACGCTGATATCCTCGCCAAGCTGGCATCCCGGCTCGCTGCCATTGAGGAACGTGGGCTCGACATTGGACCGAAGACGAACGCCCGGCTGCAAGCCATGCTGGACGAGGTGCGCGCGCTGAACGGCGCGATCTATAGCCAGCTGCACGACGAGCTATCGGGGGAGCTTACCGAGTTTAGCACGAATGAAGCCGGGTTCCAGAAAGCGGCCCTGGATAGCAGCCTCGCCGTTTCTTTAGAGACTAAACTTCCTAGTGCTGCCCGCCTGCGCGCCATCGTGGAAGAAACGCCCATGGAAGGTCGACTGCTGAAAAGCTGGACGGACGGTATGGAGCAAGGTCGCATCGACCGAATCAGCGCCGCCATTCGTCAGGGCATGTTGCAGGGCGAGAACACCGACAAGATCGTTGCGCGCATTCGCGGCACCAAAGCTGCCCGCTACTCCGATGGCGTCCTCGATATCAGCCGACGCTCCGCGCAATCCATCGTCCGCACATCCGTGACCCACGTGTCCAACGTCGCCGCGCAGCATACATGGAAGGCCAACGAGCATCTTGTCAAAGGCTGGCAGTTCGTCAGCACCCTGGACAGCCGCACCACCATCACTTGCGCGAGCCTATCCGGCCAAGTCTTCTCCATCGGCGAAGGCCCTATCCCTCCCCGTCATATCCGCTGCCGCAGCATAACCGTCGCAGTGACCAAGAGCTTCCGAGAGCTTGATCTGGATCGAGACGAGTATCCGGCTGGCACGCGCGCCAGCATGGACGGCCAAGTCGCGGGTGATACCACATTCTCCGACTGGCTGAGCAAGAAGGGTCAGGCGACCCAGGACAGCATCTTGGGAACGACCCGAGCCGACTTGTTCCGCTCTGGCAAGTTGGACCTCCAGCAGTTCATCAAAAACGATGGCACGGTTCTCACTCTCGACCAGCTCAAGAAGAAGTATCCCGGCCTCCTTGGATAAGTAGTGGGCACTGGTCCTGCCGGTGCAAGTCGCGGTCCTGCCGCACCCCATGACGGCTCCTGGCCAGAAGGATACAGATGAAGACCCTAGAAGATGCACTTGCGGCCATCGAAGAGATGAAGACCGCCCACGAGGCAGAGAAGACTGCCCTCAAGAACAAGAACTCCGAACTCATTGACCGCGAGAAGGCAGCGAAGGATCGCGCCGACGAAGCGGAAGCAGCAACCGGCACTGAGTTGGACAAGGCAGTTAAGCGTGCCGAGAAGGCCGAACGTGAACTAGCCACCGCCAAAGCGACAGCCGACACCAACGCCAAGTCTCTTCGCGAGTATAAGCGCGATGCCGCGATCACTCAGGCAATCGCGACCGCGAACGTGGATGCCAAGCACGTCGATCTACTGACCAAGGCTCTGCGCGCAGACGTAGAGTTCAGCGATGATGGCGAACCACTCATCAACGGTAAGACCATCGACGCACATGCCAAGTCCTTCTTTGCAAAGGACGGGCTCTCTTATGTCCGTGCTCAGAACAACACTGGTGGGCTGGCTACTGGCAATGATGGCACAACCGCAAGCCTGTTGTCCAAGAAGCCTGAAACGTCCGACGAGTGGGATGTCTACATGAGACTGCCGGATGCTGAACGTGCAGTAGTCGATAAGGCTTACGGTATCTAACAAGCCCACAAGAAGGCCAACTGAACCGTCCAACTAAATAGTCGTGAGCCAACAAGCTGGCTCACGGCCCTCTGACACTTGGGGTCCGTCACCCCAACTGTTGAGGTTATTTCATATGACTGTTCAGACCCGCATTGCGGACCTAGTTCCAAATCCTGGCGTTCTCGCCAACATCGTCACCAAGACTTTCCGCACCAACAACGCACTGACCTCTTCGGGCGTCGCGGTCACCGGTCCAGAAGTAGACCTGCTCATGACGGGCGGCTCCTACATTCAGGGCCTCAACTTCATCAACAAGGTCGATACCAGCATCTTCAACTACTCGTCGGATGACTTCGATGAGAAGGGTGCAGTGGGTAAGATCACCGCAGCTGGCTACATGGCTCTACGTCATGACCTCAACTGGGGTTGGGCTTACACCGACCTCGTCCGGCTCGTCACCAAGTATGACATCAAGGGCGGCTTGGTCTCGGCTATCCCAATGTTCTGGTCGGAAGTTGCTGAGAACCTGGCGATCGCTTCCATGAGAGGCGCTATCGCTAAGACCGCTGCGCTGACCACCGGCACCACTGCAACCGCGTTTGACCTAGACAGGCTGATCGACGCTGCGGCAACGCTCGACGATCCTCGCGCAAAGAAGACCCTGTTCCTCTCGCGCAAGACGCTGGCCAAGCTCCAGAAGCTCAACAAGAACGCCTACGTTCCTGCTGCTGACAGCGACTTCGGCTTCGCAAGCTTCGCAGGTTTCGGCCTGGTCATCACTGAGGCGTTCGGCGACGACACGATCCTCGTTGCCCAGGACGGCGCTATCGCGTTCGGCACTGGCGTGATCGCTGGCACCACTGCGATGGAAATCAAGCGCGACGCAGATGCCGGTAACGGTGGCGGCGGTGAAATCCTCCGCACTCGTCTCTCGATGGTCGTGGCTCCTCAGGGCTTCAGCTACACTGGCGCTGCAAAGCCTGGCGTTGCTGGTCTAGCCGCTGCTGCTAACTGGACCCAGGTCGCTACCATCGATCAGGTCGGTTTCCGCGCGATCAAGTTCACCGCTTAATCCCAAGCACTTCATCAGGGCCGCTCTCCTCGTGGGAGCGGCCTTCGTTGTGTCTGGTTCGCATAAGTATTGGGGAGGTGCCCCATGCCAACGAATGAACAAGCAGCCATCTACAA